CTGGAGTAAAATCCCAAGGATATAGTAGTGTCGATGATGTATCGGCTGGAGACCAAATTGTACTTAATGCACCAGATGCAGTACCGTCTACTAAACCAAACTTATGTACTACACTATAACCTGAAACCGCGCCCGATGCAATTGGTATATTAGCAGCATCCCCGAAACTATTGATGATATTGCCATTCGAATCACCGAGCATGACAACTTCGAATAGTGTATTGCCGTTTGGCAAAAACGTCGAATTGTCACGCCGAAACTGAGCCATTAGTCAGACTGCTTACTTACTTCAGTTTCGGCCCGTTGCTTACGCCAAATAACTTTTCCTTCAGGAGTTTTGACTTTGATCATCTTTGTATCAGCATGGCGTTGAATATCTTCTTTGACCATCTGATCTTTACCGTCAGCCGAATGTCCTTTACCGTCACCTTTTGCTTTTTTGCCTTTCAGCTTAGGATTGGCATCGATAACTTCATCGTCACCGCCTTCGTCTGCTACACCCATTTTACCTTCAAAGATCATATCGACAAATTCGATATAACCTTCATCTGATGCTAGCATCTCGTCGAGCATTGCTTTTTCTTCTTCGTCAGCTTCTTCATTGTAAAACTCTTCGACTACTTCGTCGATAAGCTTCATAAAGAATGCTGCGTCTTCTTGTAGTTGATCTTCTTCGAGCATGAGATCTTCGTCTTCATATTCGATACCTGACAACTCTTCGATGTCATCAGCGTATGTCATATCGAGAGATTCATATACATCATCATCTGTATCAACTTCATAGCCTTTATGAGGAGCACGCTTGGCATATGAAACGGCAGCGACAGCAGCATCGATCTCTTTCATGCCAGGACCATCAAAGGTATCGACGTTATCAGTGTGCTTACCGATAAAATCGTTCTCTTTGCCGTCTGCGCCAGAACGATCGATGTCGAGCGTACCCGCTTTCTTGTACTTTTCTAAAATGTTACTAAGTAAGTCAGACATCTTGTGGTTCTTCCATTTCTGTTTCTAATTTTGCTTCTGGTTCTTCAACCTCTACTTCGTCGTCTGTTGTCAATTCGAGCTCATGCATTTCGGCTTCATCATCAGCATCGACTTGTGGGTTGAATACCTGATTTGATACTTCAGAATAACGTGTATCTAAAGCATCAGAAATTCTGGGTTCCATGGCCGCAGAGAAAGCTTTAAGTGCTGCGACTGGCTTATCTGCTACAGCAGCGCCAATAAAATCAGTTACATCAGTCATATTGTATCTCCAATTACATTACACCTTTATTTATAAAGAAAACGTCTTCATGCTGCGTCATCTTCTTTTTTGCTATCGTCTGGTACTAGTTTATAAGTAGGCGCAGGCGGTGCTGGTTCTTCTTCTGGTTCTTCGTCTTGCATTAATTCTTCAGGATCAACATATCTTTCATCAGTTTTCTCTTCAGCAATCTGCTTATCTATTTCTTCCATCTCTTCTTCAGAATGCTGCAATACATATCGACGCACATACTCATGTGAGTAATATTTGCCAACATATTCTTCCATCTCTCTTAGTAGACCCACACGATCACGATTTAATTCAGCAAGCTTCAGTTCTTCAAAGTAGTTATCAACAGCAAAGTCGAAATCAATCTGTTGTTTCCACTCTGCCCAATCTTCAACTGTACATACACCTTTGAGAATCAACTGCCGTTCGAGCAACTTCATAAAAAGTTCAGAGAACTTATTACGTAGTCGAGTAATAAACTTGCCGAACTTTACTTCGTCGCGAGTAATCTCTGTAGCACGACCAAGAGAGAATGTAGTCTCTGGTTGTAGGCGAGAGATGGGTACATTGAGAGAACGATATAGATTATTTTGGAAATAAACAACATCATCGATGTCTCCTAAATTTTGGCCACCTGGCAGTGTAGTGATTTCGGTACCACGTCCACCTTCTCGGCGCGGAAGCCAAAAGTCTTCGAGCATCGTCATAAACTTACGATCGTCTCTGATTTCACCAGTCGATGAATCATAGACAACTTTGTTCTTAAATTTGGTCATGATGTCGGCGAGATATTGTTCTGCTTTAGCTTTAGGCAGACCACCAACATCTACATAAAAGATTCGACGCTCAGGTGCTCGCGAGATACGATAGATAACTAGCGAATCTTCTAACGAACGCAACTGATTAAGTGGTCGAATAGCTTTTTGTAAATGAGAAAGAATAAGTTTGTTATCAAGACTTTGATAACCTGAAGTACAATATACTACAGCATCTCTTGCAATCTTCACACCTTCAGCTGATGCTGAACCTGAAGAACCGTAGCTATTCATTGTAGAACCAGTCAATGAACCAGTACGCTTTAAGAAACCAGACGGCGAGTACATATAATACTCATTGATTACCTTCTCGATAGTCACACCAGTCTTCTTATCTTTTTCTTTCTTGACTTCGCGTACTTTCTTAATATTACGAGGATCTACATATCGTACTTCGACAATACCTTTTGCAGGTTTGTTCTCATCAACAAGAACGTGGTAATACAGACGACCATCTACATACCAACGTCGGAATAATTCGTAGCTCAGACGATTAAATTCAAGTAATTGAAGAACGTTATCAAATTCTTCTTGTATAGTTTTCTTGATTCTGTCTGGTTGTTCTACATCATCTAATACAATAGAGACGGTATCTTCATCGCTGTCTTCAACGATTGCTTCGTTACAAATTTCTGCGATGGCCATGTCAATAGTCGGATCGAACGAGATGGCTCGATACTTATTAACAAGTTCTGCTTCGGTTCGGACTGAACCATCGAGGTCAACGTAGGTGCCATAGACACCACCTGCGGCAACGGTTAACGCGCCGTCTTCGTTAGAAGGGGGAACGAAGGAGATCCGCTTTTCAGCTTCTTTCTGCTCCTTCTTCCTGTTTATTTCAAATCCAAAAAGGTCCATTCATTATCTCCGATGAAATAAAGGGGATATAGTTATTTATATCCCCTCTATTGATTAGTCAAGGCGGACCGGATTAAGCTGTGCCAGGTTCGAAGTAATCGAATGACCAAGTGACCGTATAAGTGCCGATCGTGTCAGTAGTATTCCAATCTAGTTCGATAGTACCAACATCTGAAGGCCAACAGCCAATAAGCTTATACTCACGTAATTTTGATCCAGTTTTACCATACAACTTGATAGTAGCATCTTCTTTATAATCTTCAGGCGCTGTATATGATCGCAAATTAGCTTCGCCGCTATTGACTTTTTGGGCCCACTGCTCTAATATATCACGTTGACTAAAATCCTCTTCAATCATTACAGTAGTAGTCCATTCTGCAAAAGTTCTGTCACCAGCAATCTTTACTTTACGGCCGAAGTAAGGAACTTCAATAATACCAGTCGTAAATGAAGGCACTTGAGATGACATACAAAGCAGATTAAACTCTTCACCCAAAGTCGTGACTTGAACTTCGAACAAGGCGGGACGATACCCACCTTGTCCGAGAGCAGATGACTTGAAGTCGCGAATATTAAATGGCATTAGTTATTCTCCTGTTTTTTTCTTATTTATCTTATTTATCAGAATTGTCCAATAACTTCGGAGAATTCTACGCCAGTTCGTACAGCGACAAAGTTGAGCTGGATGAAGTTGATGCTTCGAGCTGGTTTGATGTAGATATCACCAACAAACTCGTTACGATCGATTACTTCACCAGTGTTATTAGTCTCATCACAAATCACTGCAAAGTCGGTAATACCACGGCGACCCTGTACATCTCGCAGATAAGGCGTTACGAGATTGACAAAGCTTGCTCGAGTAAACTCATCGTTGAATTCGAAGAGAGTAAACTTAGCAGCGGTAGCAATCGCTTTCTCGAGGACAATGAAGAGGCGGCGTACGTTGATACGATCAAACGCTGAAGGCTTAGCAAGCAGCGTCTTATCACCGAACATCACAATACCTTGACCAGGGAAATTAACGATTGGGTTTACACCGTTCTTATAAAGAATATCGCGTTCTGCTTTCTTGGGGTTCCAAGCGAGCTTCACTACATTCTTGATGTTGCCTCTGTTGAATCCAGCTGGTGAGAACCAAGGATCACGTGTATCATCAGTTCGAGCGGCCAATCCAGCAATATCACCATTGAGTGGAATCCATCGATATACATCGCTGTACTTATCATATTGATACTTGTAACCGCTATCAAGTACAGCGTATGAAGTAGATCGTAGATTATTTCTGAAGTCAACTACATCTTCAGTAATATCTGTTGCATTAGCTACAACATCACTTTTTTCAGGTGAGATGAATGCAACACAATCCTTACGTCGCTCACATACATTGTCAATGATGTAATTTGGTACAGTTACACCATTTACACTTCCACGTGATTTACCACCAAGTACCAATGAAATGTCATAGTCTTCAGCAGACTTGAATTGATCATATGCTCGGAGGATAGCTCCTTCGTTACAGAGTGCTTCAGTACCAATGTCGCGACCTTGTCGGAATGACATTGAAACTGGAAGTGTATCTGAAGCTGATGCTATAAGAAGAGCAGATGCTGATGGAGCATTAGACGAATCATTTGCCCACCAAATCCACTTAGACGATTGATTCAATACATCTTTGTAATAAATTGATTCACCGTCTGATCCTTTCGCATCTGATGCTCGTGAAAGTCCTTGCCATACTTCTAGAATCGTGTTAGGTACACCAGAAATTTCACCATCTTCGTCCACTACAACAATATGTAGTTCGTCGTTGGCAGCAGTATTTCCTTGATTACCCACAAAGTCAGATTGACCTGGAGCACTATCTACAACATCTTTATATTGCCATTGACGATTAAGGTTGCCAGTGGTAAATGAGATGTTTTGAGTAGTAACCAATGGAGTCGAGAAACCAAAAGTTACTAGGTTCGCGGTAGCATTCGTTGTAACAGCTCCCACAGACGTAATCTCGAGGTGTTGAACACCTACTAGAGTATTACCTACTTTAATGATATCACCAACATTAAAGTTACTTGTAACGTCAGTTACACTAGCTGCATCTACAGTCGATGAGACTATACCATTGTTAGCACCGATAGTAATATCCATAGTAGCGTCGCCATCAAATACAATATCCGATGAGAAAGCGCCTGGAGTAGTACAAACTGAAACCTTTAATGAATTTCCAAGAGCTCCGGGATATTTTGCAATAAACAACACTGAAGAATCAAAATTGTCTTCAATACCTGTATCGTAATGATCATCATTTTTTACGATATGGTTTGAAAGCAAAGATGTAGATGAAAGAGCTGCGTTATTTGCTACAGCATTAAATGAAAAATCTGGATCATGAACTTCGAGGTCAACAGGTCCTGTAGGTCCGGTATATGTACCTCCCACAAGAGTAATACGAGTAGATCCCTCTCTAGTTAAAATCAAATCACCGGTACCTTGTGTGGTGAAAGGTACAGCAGGACCGCCTGGAGTAGCTGCAAGTTGGAAACTATCTAATGTAGTGCTTACATTTACAAGATAGTAAACATCAGTATTTGAAAGTCCTGATGGCAAACCGCCCGTGGGACTAGTAGCGATTGTAACTTCTTCGCCTTCGTAGATTGTCAAACCTGTCGAAAGACCTTCAAAAATATTACCACTTGTGTTAGCGATAACAGTAAGGGCGCCGGCAGAAAACGTATTGGTAGTAGTATCAACTGTGATTGTTTGACCTTCAGCAAAACCAGCAACAGTTTGGGCAATAATATCACCATCTGAAGCGCCAGTGGAAACATTACCGGGAACTGCGATATAGCTAGCTCCGTTAATAGCATATGCTCCAGTATTTGCGTTCAATACAGTCGTATAACCAGCAATTCTTACATTATCTCCTGTCGAGTTATGAGCTCTAGAAACATGCAACCGATTTGAGTATGCTAGAAAATTGGCCGCAGTGAACCAAGTCTCAGCATTATCTGAATCTGGCTTGCCATATTCATTGGCAAGTTCGGCTTCAGTAATTACTAATGAAGGCTTATCTACCGGACCCCACTTAAATACACCGCCAATAGCAGCGTCAGTAGTGGCAACGGCAGGGATTACAGTGGTCAGATCGATCTCTGTAACATTAACGCCTGGGCTTAATTGAAAAGGCATA